AGAGAAAAAGAATTTAGAACTCGATGCATGTTAGAAGAATTACAAGAATATATTGCAGCAAACACTTTAGAGGAGGAAGTTGATGCTCTCATTGATCTTATCTATTTTGCTCTTGGCACCTCTTATCGTCATGGCTTTAATTTTTATGATGGGTGGAGAGAAGTCCATAGGGCGAATTTATCCAAGGTACGAACTCCTTCAAAAGATTGTTCGAAAAGAGAATTTGAATTAGATGTTATAAAACCAGAGGGTTGGGAAGCTCCTGATCTTGACCCAGCTATTAACACAGAAAAACTTAAAAAATCAATAATATCTCACTGGAAAGGACGATATGCCACAAAAAGACGAAACCTCACAGACGCCCAAGCAGAGCGGATCATTAAAGACTGCGGAAAACTACCCCCTGCGCCTGATGAAAGAAGCTGACTTTATTAACAAGACAGAAGAAATAGAAAAAGAACGCGGAAAACAGTATGGACATATATGGTTATCTCACAAACAGATAGGTGAACAGTTCAGAGTAGTGTTATCTGCTTACTATGGGAATGACTTACCACCAATTCCTCCACATGTTTGTTCTGCTATGCTGCTTGGTCTTAAGTTAATGAGAAGTATAACGCCGGTAGGTAAATTTCAAGAAGATGACTTCTTAGACATGTTTAACTATTTAGATTTCACAAAAAGAATGGATCCTAAAAACCCGGAGGCTACTGATGAAGACCTTGGAAAACACAGCGAATGATGCTTGGGCAGATGCTCTAGGTTCTGTTATTCATTCAGGCATTGAAATTATTTCAAGAGGGATGAATACTAAAGAATTAATAAATAATACGATGGTTGTTGACATGACGTATCCAGAAGTTAACTTACCTGAAAGAGAATTAAATATAAAGTTCCGTGCTGCAGAAGCAGCATGGATCCTTTCAGGAGATAACAGAGTAGATACTATATATAAGTATTGTCATGCTTATAAAAAATACAGTGACGATGGTATTTTCATGGGTGGAGCTTACGGTCCTCCAGTAGTAGACCAATTACCTTATATAGCTAGAGAACTTGGCAAGGACATGTATTCAAGACGGGCTGTTCTTACTATATGGCGGCCTAGACCTTATCCTTCTAGAGATGTTCCATGCACAGTTTCTTTACAATGGTTAATTAGAGATGATCAACTTCATTGTATTGCCAATATGAGATCAAATGATATTTGGTTAGGAACTCCTTATGATATTTTTACTTTTTCAATGATAAGTCATTATATTATCGCGGAGTTTAAACGAAGTGTTAATGAAGATATGGGACCAGGGCTATTATATCTAAATGCAGCAAGTTTACATTTATATGAAGGAAATTGGAAAGATGGAGAAGATGCATATCAATCAATAGATAATATATTAGACATGGATAGTTTTTGGAAAGGAAATAACTTTGTCTTTAATAACGGAAGAGAACTCATTGACTTCCTTTGGGAGCAGGCCAACAGCTGATGAATATTTCATGGCAATGGCTATGTTGGTTGCAACAAGAAGTACTTGCACTAGAAGACAAGTCGGATGTGTATTAATAGACAGCAATAATAATATATTAGCAACTGGGTATAACGGTGTAGTAAGAGGTCAACCACACTGTAACGAAGGGCATCCGTGTCCAGGAGCTTATTCTGCAAGCGGAAAGGATCTAGACTTATGTTATGCCATACATGCAGAACAAAATGCACTAATCCAGTGCAAGGACTTGACGAAGGTATACGCGTGTTTCTGTACTACTGCACCGTGTGTGATGTGCACAAAATTATTTTTAAATACGACCTTGACAAGGATGATTTATGTAGAGTCGTATCCACAGTCAAATATATCAAAAAGTATCTCGAAGAAGACGACGATTTTAAATGGGAAATTGGATTGGTTGAAGATCCCGAAAGAGAGGATGAAGAATGTCTTTAACAGAGCCACTATGGCCACCTGACAGTGACTGGAAACCACCTAAAGAGTTTCCTCGTTTATCAGGAATAAAGCAATTAGGTTTAGATTGTGAAACAAAAGATCCTAACTTATTAAAAATAGGTCCAGGTTCTATCAGAAAAGATGGGTACGTTGTAGGAGTATCTCTTGCAACGGATGATAGATCTTGGTATTTTCCAATAGCTCACGAAGGAGGAGGAAATCTTGATAAAGATAAAACTGTCAGATGGCTCAGAGAAGTGTTGGGTGATGAAGGCATATCCAAGATCGGTGCTAACCTCCAGTATGATCTTGAATGGTTACGGTCGGATCTACAGTGTACCGTTCAAGGTCCACTCTACGATATTCAGTTGGCTGAACCTCTCTTGGATGAAGATCGAACAGGTGGATATTCACTGGAAAACCTTAGTCGATGGTACCTTAAAGAGGGCAAAGAAGAGGGAAAACTTAAACAAGCAGCAGATGCATACGGCATAGATGCAAAAAGTGATCTATGGAGACTTCATTCAAAGCATGTAGGTCCTTATGCAGAAATGGATGCTCAATTGCCAGTACATATATTTGCTCAACAAAGTGTTCGTTTAAGGCAGCATAACTTATGGGATATATTTGAACTTGAGTCTAGTTTAATACCAGTTGTATTAGATATGAGATTTCTTGGAGTAAGAGTAGATATAGAGAGAGCTTACGACTTAAGTAAACAAATGTTATCAGAAGAAACAGAACTGTTACAATTAGTGAAAAAACTTGCTGGATTTGATTTTAATCCATGGTCGTCACAAAGCATAGCTAAAGCATTCGATAAGTTAGATATAGATTATCCTTTAACAGAAAAAGGAAATCCTTCTATAACAAGAGCTTGGTTAGACAACCATACAAATACTTTATGTCAAACGCTAGTACGCTACAGAGTCACAAGTAAAATACGTAGAGACTTTGTTCAAGGAGTAATACTTGATCAGAATATAGATGGTCGTATACACGCGCAGTTTCACCAACTGCGTAAAGATTTATATGGAACAAGATCTGGTAGATTTTCAAGTTCGCATCCTAATTTACAACAGATTCCAGCAAGAGATCTTTATTATGGTCCTTTAATTAGATCTTTATTTATTCCTGATAAAAAGCATAAATGGGGTAAGTTTGATTATAGTCAACAAGAACCAAGACTAACAGTCCACTATGGAGAATTATGTGGATTAAATGGAGCAGAAGCCACTGGCGATGTATACAGAGAAAATCCTAATGCAGATTTCCATAAAATTGTAGCGGATATGACTGGATTGCCTCGCCAAAACGCAAAAACAATTAATTTAGGACTTGCTTATGGAATGGGTAAAATAAGGTTAGCTTCTGAACTTCAAAGCACTATAAGCCAAGCAGAAGCTATGCTAGAAAAATACCACGAAAAGATGCCTTTTATTAGACAATTAGCAAATAAATGCCATGATAAATCTATGACTCTTGGAGAGATTGTTACTATTTGTGGAAGAAAACGAAGATTAGATAATAAATCTCACCATAAAGCGTTGAATTCATTAATACAAGGATCAGCTGCTGATATGACTAAAAAAGCGATGTTTGAATGTCACAAAGAAGGATGGACACCTCACATGCAAGTACATGACGAACTTTGTTTTTCGTTAAGTAATCCTAAAAACGAAGCTCCAAGAATAAAAGAAATAATGGAAAACGTAGTCAAATTATCTGTCCCAGTGCTAGTTGACTGCGATATCGGAAATAACTGGGCTTGTAAGGAGAAAAAATGAAACAACTTTTAATGTTATTGCTTTTTATGACACAAGTAGGATGTGGAGGATTTGCGCAGTATACTATTATGGCCGCTGGAACGTTAACTGGTAATGTTTTATCAGAAACATATGAAAACTATCAAAAAGAATTAATTAAAATTGAAAAAGGAGAAAAAGATGATAAAAATGATAATTAGTTTAATACTGCTTACTGCATTAGTAGCATGCGCACCAGAAAAAAACATAGACAACAAAGAGTGGAAGTTTGTTCCTTGTAATGGGTCAACTCCAAATTGTGGAAACTTAGATGGGAATAAAAGAAACAATGGTTGATATAATCTTGAAAAATCTTAGAGGTCGGCCTCGCCATAATTATCCTACTAAGAAAATAGAAGAAATTATAAACTTATTACGCATGGGCTTATCTTTCGCTGAAATCGGAAGAGAGTATCATTGTTCACGCCAATATATACATCAACTTAAAATAAGGTGGGTAAATTTTCTATGAAAGAATCTTCATTTGCTCGTACTTTACGAGAAAAACTAAGTCCAATAGGTCATTGGACAAGGATAGAAAACATTGCTGGTGCTGGGATACCAGACGTTAATTGGTATCCTGGGCAAGACGTTTGGATTGAGCTTAAAGCTACTAAATCGCAACAAGTACTATTTCAAGCATCTCAGATTTCATGGGCAAAGCATCGTCATAAAAGAGGTGGTAAAGTCTGGATTATGATTAGAACAGAAAAAGAAATTATTCTTACAGACTCACGAGCAGTATATGATAAATGTCAATATACTACTAGTAATAAGCCATCTCTTAATATTAATACCGCTAAAATGTTTGGAGTAACTTTTACAAAACCTTTTGATTGGAAAAATATGATCAGTATGTTATCAGTGGATATTCCGTTTTCTAACGTTATGGGAGATGTCTTGTAACAAAAGTGTATATCTTTTTATTTACTTATTATATAATAAATTTATTAATGAGAAAGAAATCTTATGACAGTTTATGTAGTTCAAGAAGTCCCAAAGTTTAATGTGCTTTCTGCTAGGAAGTATGGTGAGCTAGAGTTGTTATTGCCTCCAGGGCAAATTACCCTATCTTCCGGTCCTACAGTGAACAGATTAAAACACAAGCTACGTAATTTTACTGACATGGACTACTTGCTTCTTATTGGAGATCCATTAGCAATAGGGTTAGCTGTCGCTGTCGCTTCAAATGTGAATCGAGGCAAGGCTATGCTATTAAAATGGGATAGACAAGAAAGGCAATACTATCCTTTGAACGTAAACCTTTACGGAGATAAAAATGATTGATTTGGAAAAGGATTGTGTGATACCTAAAAATGAAGATTTACATGGAATCGCAGAACTCGCAGAAAAACAAGTTCGCGCACAAGAAATTGTTGCCGATCTTGAAAATTCTTTAGCTCTTGAAAAAGAAAGATTACGTAAAATTCAAGAAGAAGAATTACCAGAAACAATGCTCGCGATAGGATTAACAAATTTCACATTACCAGATGGGTATAACTTATCAGTTAAAACATTTTATCGCGGCAATATTAATAAGAACAATACAGAAAAAGCGCATGAATGGATAAGAGATAATGGACATGCAGATTTAATTAAGAATGACATTACTTGCTCTTTCGGTAAAGGAGAAGATCATGGTGCATTAGTTCTTATGGGTAAACTCACAGAGATGAATGTCGACTATGAAAATAGAAAACATATACATGCTTCTACTTTAAAAGGATTTGTTAAAGAACAAGTTGAGATGGGAAAAGTCCTTCCATTAGATTTGCTTGGAGTTCATATTGGTAAACGCTCTGAAATAAGGAGAAAACAATGAGTAAGAAAGAAACAGCAGTATCTACAATTATGTTCGAAGAAGATGCAAACGTTGGATTAGAAAGTATTGGCAAAGATGATCTTGCTATACCTTTCTTAACTATCCTTCAAAGTAACAGTCCTCAGTTGATGGAAGACAA